TTTCTTGTACTAAGTTGGAAGCGGCTTCTGCTATCTTTGAAACTTTTGTAGAGGGTAAATGGTCCACAAAGGATTATGAGAAGTTAGTCACAAGTTCATACTTTGTTCCTGACGATATTAATCCTGGCAAATTGATACAGATTGCCATAAAAGACAGTACAAATGACTTTATCAATCGTATTCCTGCACCGTATCAAATGAGAAAGCCAATGAAATTCAATGCTATTTTGGAATGGATGTCGAGAGAGGAGAATAAAAGTAAATACTTAAAGTATATACTATTTAAAGCAATGGACTTAGAGCAGGAAAAAATAAATTATTACACAAAAGGCACAAAAAGTAAATATAAATTCTTATTTTGAGTCAAAATTATATTTTGGTGTAGCAGTCAAATTATAGTTTAAAGAAATATAACCCAATTACGAGCCTTCGAGGTGTTGTGTATCTGCTACTACACGCACTTTTGGAGGCTTTTTTAATTTAAGTTATGAATGACAATTTCAAAGGTATGTGGATTCCAAAAGAAATATTCCTGCATCCAAATTTAAACGCTACAGAGAAGTTTTTAATGTCTTTGATACATAACTACTCAAAGACTGGGAACTACTGTAAGATGTCAAATGACAACATCGGAAAGATAATTGGTTTGTCAGGTGGCAGAGTAAAAAATATGCTATCTGATCTAAGGAAAAACAATTTCATTTTTACCCAGTATGACAGCAATGGATTGAGATGTTTAAGTATAAATTTTAAAAGTTTAGATGTCGAATTTGATATCGAGCACGAATTTGTGCCTGAAAACATAGAGCACGAATCCGTTACCACCGAGCACGAATATGTGCTACCCAAGCACGAATATGTGCCCATCGAGCACGAATATGTGCTACCTGAGCACGAAAACGTGCACATATATAAAAGAAATAAAAATAATAAAAATAATATAAAAGAAATAAAAGACGATTTTGACAAATCGGTAGTTGTTAAGGAGGAGAAAAAAGTAAAGAAAGAGAAAATTGTTTTTCAATATTTTTACCCTCAAAGATTTTCTCCCTATCTTATCGAAACACTAAACCAATATTTCAAATATCGTAGTGACATTAAAAAACCATACAAGTCACAAGCAGCAATCGACCAAAGAATAAAAACTTTAGATTCCTGGTTAAACCAATTCACAGAAGAGGAAATAATTCAATCAATCAATAACAGCATTGCCAATCAATGGCAAGGTATTTTCGAACCTAAAAAATCAAATCAAAATGGAACTGCTAAACCAAAACTCACAACAGGCGAATTCGTTGCTAAACTTAAACGAGAAATCAAAGGACATTAGATCAATCTTTGAAGAGATGTTCATAGGAACTAACAACCAAATCAAAGACACAGACAAAGAGGTGAATATGGATTTTATTATCGGTAGCCTTATCAATGCTTGTGAGCAATACTTTGGGTATAGTCCTGACAGCGAAAGAAACATCTTAAAAGAATGCTACTATTTCATTGAAAGAAACTTTATGACATTAGGTCCTAATGAAATACCAGTAGCGTTCGAATGTGCTGCAATGAAAAGATTTGAATTTGACATATACAAGTACAAAAGAATGTCCATCACTTTTATTGCGGACCTATTGACAGCCTATTCCAAGTACAGAAACATTCTGTTAATGGAAAAACTTAACAAAGTTGACAACTCCAGGTCTAAAACTTATGAAGAAATTGACAGACTAAACTTGAGAGCACGAATTCACGCAATGGCGGTAATGAATGATGCAAAGCAGAAACTGGAAGAGAATGGAGAAGCAGTTTACTCCGAATATCAAGAAATACCAATGTACTTTGGAAAGATACTAAAGGAATTTGGAAAGATAGACTTTCCGAGAGATGTCAAAAAGCAAATGTATGAGAAAGCCAAAAAGGATGCACTAAGAAATATATCTGCAGGTAGAAACTCTTTCAATGCGTATTCAGCAGAATCCGCCAGGAAGCAAACAAAGAATATTCTTAGTGGCATAGAATCCCCTGATCACCAAAGAAAAACAGAGTCACTATATGCGAAACTATTTGTGTGGTATTATATCACTGGATTTATAAATTAAACTTATGTACATAGTCGAAAAAGGTGAATTTATAATCGTTAAAGGTAAACTACTGGACGAATGCACCAGGATAGGAACTGAAAGGTACGAAACAAACAGAGCCAATAATGTCAAAGAACAGATTTACGCTAAAAGAAACCCATTAGAAATTAGTATTCAGGGAGTGATAGTTGAAATGGCCACATCAATTATGTTTAAATTTGCCGTATGCGACATTAAAAATACACAAGTGAACTCTATATATACCGATAGAGGAGATATGGTCTTAAACGGCAAAAGAATTGATATTAAAGGGCCATATGGACACGATAAGCCTTTAATGATTAGAGAACATAGTTTAAAAAACCCATCAGACATCTATATTTTGTCAACAACTGAGAAATATTTGGAGGGTTGGAAGGTAATTTTTCAAGGATCTATTCCATTAAATCTTCTAAAAAATGATAAATACAAAAAATTTATATTCAACCAGAACTTTTACCAAATACAACAATCTGAATTGATACGATTGGATGAATCCTTAGCCTTATAAATGATTAATATAATATGCAATTACTCTTATTTACCTTAATTTTGTCTATTATAAGTGATAATTATATCGAAAAGAATATAATTAAAGCCAAAATAATGGAGTCAATAACTGGAATTCCTGCTTCCATACAGTTAGCACAAGCAATAATCGAAAGTGGAGGAGGTAAAAGTCACATATCTATACATTCCAATAATCATTTTGCAATCAGATACTATCCAGGTGCTCCAATGAAAACTACCAATACTTACTTTGTAGACAGAAACAATGTAAAATGGAGGTCTTACCAATCCGTTTGGCATTCTTACCTGGACCATTCCCTTTTCCTTTCTTACCATTATCCACAACTGCGGTATCAATCGGTTACAACTTGTAACCAACTGAAAGGGTACGGCTCAAAAAGAGGATACTGGAAGCACGTACACAATTACATCATTAAACATAAACTTTACTTATATGATTCTTATCGGAATTGATCCTGCATTCAGGGAAAATGGATTTGCTGTTTGTACAATATTATGTACAAAAAAAGAAGTGAGATTTGAAATAATGAAAGACTTTAAAGACTTTTTAAACTTTGCTAATTTTTTACATCACGCTTATTCAAGACAAGAATTATTTATTTGTGTTGAAAATTCAAACCTACAAAAAGCCTCATTTGATACTACTGGCTCCAAGTTAGTAGTGGCAAGAAAATCACGTAATGTCGGAATGAATCAGGCAGTATCTCAAATTGTAGTCGATACACTAATTGCAGGAAACTATAAAGTGAAAGAAGTCTCACCATTGGCAAAAGGAACTAAATGGGATCACAAAACAGCACAAGCAATAATGGAGCAGGAAAAGTACCTGGTTATTAATTACAAAGGACTAAAGACAGAGCAAGATAAAAGAGATGCTTTTAAATTAGCCTTATTAAATTTAAAATTTGTTTAAAAATGTTTTGAATATAAATAATATTGTTTACTTTTACATAAAGTTATGCAAATGACAGAATCAAATTTACTCTATTTATTATTCCAAAAGGAAGTCGGTAATGATGGCGATTTCTATTATTATACTTTAGATATTGCAAAAGGATTGTCATTAATTTCCAATGCTTCTGATGAGGCAGAAAAAGAAGGGTGGAGAGTATTTTTATTTAATACAGATCCAGTTATTGAATTCACTACAAAAGATCAAATTTGGGAATTTATTGCATTAATTGGCTCACTAAAGAAACACAAATGAGAAAATCTAAAATAGACGATGTTGTCGTCACACTAATAAACAAACAGTTTGAACTGGCAGGATATGACTTAACCTTTGAAGATGTTGCTGGTCGTAAAGATGACTGGTATAACCAATACACAATAACAGAGGAGAAGTATTACGAGTGGTTAGAATTTGGAGAGAAACTAATCCGTAAAAAGTTAAAGTTTAGTGCAATCAAATGTAAAACTGAAATGGCTATGGTCGGGCTTATGTATGGATTAAAATTTAGAGACGATAAACAACCAGTATAAAAATCAAAACCAATGGAACTACACCAAATGTACATCACACCATCTAACTTTGCTAAAATTATTGGCAAGGGAAAACAGCATCCATTCAATAAAACTGCATTGGAATATGCTGACGAAATTATAATGCAATCCTTAGGAGTAGAGAAGGAGCAACTTAAAGTATGGGCACTTCAGCACGGTATCGAATACGAGCCATATGCCATACAAAAGTTTGAATGTAAAAACTTCGAGACAGTCCTTACTCCTGAAAGAAGTATACATCACGCACTTATTCCCTATATCAAAGGTAGACCAGATGGCATTGTAAATGATGAACATATTATCGAGGTAAAATGTCCTTACAATCCGACAAACCATTTAAAGAACTTAACGGATTTTTCTTTTGATCCAATATCGGAAGCAACAAACGATTATATAGCAGAGTATTGGTGGCAGATGCAAGGTTATATGTGGATCACTGGATCCAAGAAATGTACATTCATATCTTTTGACCCACGTTACCCAGAGCCGTTAAACTATACAGAGCAGGTAGTTCTAAGAAACGAACAAGACATTGAATTCTTAGCGGAAAGATGTAAGGAATTCTATCACTATTTAGTAGAAAGACAATCTCATATTTTAATACTATTCGGATGTAAGTATGCCGAAGGCATAGACGCTTAATCAATAAATCAATCAATAAACCAATGGAAAAACAATCACAAAAACAAGCGGTAAAATTTGCACTAAGACAGATGTCTATGACCTTAGTAAAACTAAACACACTTAAAGGTACTGGAATCGATTTGACAGAATTTACAGACCCACTACTGTCTTGCATAGAAGATTTAATCTGTACATTTTTATCAGAGACAGAAGACCAATTCGAGGATAACCTCGATATGATATCCAAACAATTGAACGGAGAAAGTGAGCACACAATTAATACATTAACTGAACAACTATTCAACAATGAAGGCTAAACAAGAAGAAACGATAATATGCGAGAGATTTGCATTATCATTCCAGGAACTAAAGAAAATTCAGAAAATAAGTAAATCGACAATAGCAAATGAACTGGGAACTTACTCTCATATCGTTGGAAAGTATATGAGGACCAATCTTCCATCTATGCTATTTCTTTACAAATATTGCAAGACATATAATGTTGATCCAGCATTCATATTTGGATTCACAGACAAGGTATTCCTTGAAACAAAGGAGGATATAACTATTATTAAAACTTCAAAAACAGTAAGACAATGAGTAAATTCACAGTAACTGGAACAATCGTAGATGTACAACCAGTAGAACATTTTGAGACATTCAAAAAGAGAAACTTTACAATCCAAACAGAAGGTGATTATCCGACATTTATCACACTACAATTGTATAAGGATAATGTAGACAAAAATCCAGTAAGTGAGGGACTGAAAGTAACAGCATCCTGCAACGTAAAAGGCTATAAAGGTAAGACTGGGTACTTCAATATTTTAGATTGTTGGAAAGTAGAGATTTAAGAATCGGACTATTATAAAAAGTATGTCAAAGAAAAAACCAGTAATCGTAACAATAGAACTAATCACTAAAGTAAAGGAATTGCTTAATGATTATATGTTTATCGAGATTAGCGATATGCTTAATATTAATGTATGTACTGTGTCCAGGATAGTGAAAAAATATGATCTTAAAATAGGGGAAAAAGTATTACAGAGAAGACAAGAGAGTAAGAAAAAGAACCAATTTAATAAAGGTCAAGTATCACACAACAAAGGGAAAAAGATGCCTCCTGATGTTTATGAGAGGGTAAAGAATACTATGTTTAAGCCTGGACAAATTCCATACAATTCAAAGCCTATTGGATATGAAAGGATTTGCCCGGTAGACAAAATACTTTTCATAAAGGTATCGGAACGAGGTCCAATGGTTTCTAAAAGCAGATACATTTGGGAACAGCACAACGGACCAATTCCTCCCAAGCACGTTGTTACTTTCAAAGATGGCAATAGATTGAACTGCGATATTGGCAATCTGATGCTGTCAACACAAGAAGAGATTATGTTGAGAAATTCACTGCATAATCACCCTGAACTAAGAGATGTAAATAAATTAATTAAAAAACTTAAAAAAAGAATCCAAGATGCCGAGAAACAAGATTGATGATTTAAGAAATCACTTATTCGCTACACTGGAAGCACTGCAAGACCCAGAACATCCAATGGAATTAGAGAGAGCGAAAACAATTGCCGATGTGGCTCAAGTAATTGTAAACTCTGCGAAAGTGGAAGTTGACTTTGTGAGAGTAACTGGTAGAGATGAGGGGAGTACAAGATTTCTCCTTGAGAGTAAGTAATGAAAAACCCCACAACCAAATGGAAGTGGGATGAATCAACTAATAAGACTGCATTTTATCAAAAGAACTTTCTCTGAAACAAAAATACAATAAATCTTTAAATTATGAAACAAGTATATTTAAAATTAATAATCGATTCTAAACTTATGTCAATAATCCTAACAATTTGGTATGCTTACCTTATCGTATCCATTGCAGCAGGGGTGATCGTATTCAAAGACAACATCAAAGTATTCTTAGCCAATAGGAGAAGATGGGTAAAAAATAAACATCTATTCGCTTATGCTTTGATTACCTTACTACCTTGTCTCGCAGCAGGATTATTCTGGCCTCTATTCTTAGAATATCCAAAAATAAAAAAATGAGACAAGACATAGGTAAAGACATTTACAACCTGGCACTGGAGATAATAGCCAGTCACAAGGATAACGGTGTGCATTTAGAAGTAAATAGTGAGAAGCAATACGAGGACCTAATAAAAACATTGTGCAAAATAGCAGTAAATTTTTCTTACGATTGCAGACTGAATGATACCAACAAATATGTCTTTAAAAAAATGAAAGATAAAATTGACGAACTTGAAATAACTATAGGAAAATGATGAGATCAGATTACAAAACAGCCTTCACGATAATTTTAGTTATCATAATAGCAAACTCACTACTGTTATTTTTCGTATCTTCATTGCATAAGAGAGAGGATAATATGAAGCAATATTTCGACTATGAGGACAGATACAGAGACAGTCTATACAAAGTATTGATTGATGTGAGAAAAGAGCGTATAGAGGTAATAAAGTCTATTGAGAACCTAAAAGCCGAGATAAGTAAAACAGACAAAGAGATTAAAGAACGAATAACCAAATTAAACAAAGATGAGAAGATATATTCTAACTGGGGTGATAGTAGCACTTCATCTATCCTCGATGCTCTTAGGGCAAAATAGAGAGATAAGGCAACAAATTATAAATACAGATACGTTCTTTGTAATGAATCGACAGTATGCACAATGGGTATTGAGTAAATTCGATACCCTTGAATACGTTAAGCGTAAATTAGACGATAGCAAAGAAATAATCGGTATGTTAAACAATCACACTATTCTGCTAAATGAGACAATCACAAAGCAAACAGATGCAATCAAAGCCTATGAGATAGAGGTGAGCGAGACTAACCATTTGATTGATTCATACAGAAGGGCAGAAATCATAAACAACCAGGTGCGACAATCCTTAGAAAAGGAAAAGAAAAGGAAAGGTCTATGGAAGGGATTGGCGTTATTAGGGTTTGGATCAACTGCCGTAGCAACAACAATGATACTGATAATATTAAATCCATAAACTATGCCTATACCAACACCGAGACCGACAGAAAAAAAGAAAGACTTTATCGAGAGATGTATGTCAGATGAGATAATGACAACAGAGTATACAGATGTACAGCAAAGAATGGCAATATGCCAGGTGCAATTTAGTAATCATATGCTCGATGGGTACGAATCAATTATGAACACGGATAAAAACAAAGACAATGACATACGATAGAGAATGGCTTATCGAATATGCTATTAAAGCAATCAAAGAGAATCACATCTTAACACTGGAGGAATTGATACAACATATTCCAATGAGAAAATCACAATTTTACAATGCTAATTATAACAAAGAGCCTGACATCTTAGATGCACTTTGGAGTGAGGTAGTAAAGCAGAAAGTAAAACTAAAGAGTAAGATGTCGGAAAGTGACAATCCTGCTTTAATTGCTATGTGGTACAAATTACACGCAACAGAAGACGAACTGAAAAGACTTGGAACGCAATATCAAAAGGTCTCTGGTGATAATGACGAACCTGCTGTTAAAATGAACATAGATATCAATAAACTAAGTAAGGATGAACTTAGAGCAATGGATGCTCTTATTACAAAAGCAACAAGAAATAAAGGCGAAATTAGCGAGTGAGGAATTTAGGGACTTTGTTCAATATACAAAGCCTGACTATGAAATCAACTGGCATCACGATCTCTTAATGGACTATCTTCAGCAATTCGCAGAAGGTAAGATAAAGAAGTTAATGGTGTTTATGCCACCGCAGCACGGAAAACTTTTGCCAATAGATACTCCTATCCTTACAACAAAAGGATGGGTTAATCACGGTGACTTAATACCTGGTGACTTTGTATATGGTCAAGATGGGAAACCAAAGAAGGTTATTGCTAATTCTGGATCATATAAATGGAAAGTAGTTAATATGACATTTCAAGATGGTAAAACCATTAAATGTGCGAATGAACATCTTTGGAATATAAAAGTTGAATATGATGATCGTAAAGGAAGGAGAGAATTAATATGCGAGACAAAAGATATATTCAACAAAAAACATAGAAGATTACCTTACATAGATGTTTCGCCTTGTTTAGATACAGAAAAAAAAGAACTTGAGATTGAACCTTACATTTTAGGTTGTTGGCTTGGAGATGGCCATTCCAGACAAGGCGTTTTAACAGTTGGCCAAGAAGATATAGAACACTTTAGTAAATTAGGAGAAGCAAGAGAAGTTAAAAAAGGGATTTACAGAGTATTAATTGATGGATTGACTACTAAATTAAGGGCAAATAATTTATACAAAAACAAACATATTCCAATAGATTATCTTCTAAGTTCAAAAGAGCAAAGATTAGAATTGCTTAGAGGATTAATGGATACAGATGGATGTGTCGACAAAGAAGGTAATTGTGAATTCTCTCAAAAAGACAATCAATTAGTAAAAGATGTATATGTTTTAATACGTTCTTTAGGGATTAAATGCAGGATAAAATATTATGATGCTTTTATTAATGGAAAATTGGTTGGCAAAAAATGCAGGATAGGATTTAATCCAAATAAAGGAGAACACATATTTAATTTACAACGCAAACAAGATAGGCTAAATAACAAAATACGAGGGGATAGAAATGATAAGTACAAACTATTTATCAAATCTATTATAGATGAAAACGAATACGTACAAGGCAATTGCATCCAAGTTGAAGGTAGTATGTATTTAGCAGGATATGACCTTATCCCTACTCACAACAGTGAATTAACATCCAGGCGTTTACCTGCCTATCTATTGGGCCGCAATCCCAAACTTAAAATCATTGGATGTTCTTACTCTTCTGACTTGGCGACATCATTCAATCGAGATGTACAAAGGATTATTGACGATGAATTGTATCAACAAATCTTCCCAGAGACAACACTAAATGGAAGCAATGTAAGGACATCTGCCAAAGGTAGTTACTTGAGAAACTCTGATATGTTTGAAATAGTAGAGCACAGAGGGTTTTACAAGTCCATTGGTGTTGGTGGCTCACTTACTGGTACTCCTGCCGACATTGGTATCATTGATGATCCAGTCAAAGATGCTATTGAGGCCGAATCAATTACTTATCGAAGTAGGGTTTGGGATTGGTTTACTCAAGTGTTTATGACAAGGCTACACAATGACTCACAAATTATAGTAACACAGACCAGGTGGAATCTCGATGACTTGAGTGGTCGGATATTATCACGAATGAATCACGATAAGTCCTGGACAATCTTATCACTTCCTGCTATATGTGAGGGAGCGACAAGTATACACGATGTGAGGGAACCAGGAGAAGCACTATGGGAGAGTAAACATTCGTTAAAGAGATTAATGGAGATTAAGGTTGCAAATCCGAGAGCCTTCCAAGCACTATACCAACAAGATCCTAAACCATTTGAAGGAGGATTGGTCTTTTCAAAATGGAACAGCATATCACTGGAAGATTTTAACCAGGTGAAAGGTGTTGATGGGTATGGAATGGACTTTGGGTATAACGATCCGACTGTCTTATTGCACGTTAAAATGGATAAGGCCAATAAGAAGTTATACGTTAACGAGATGCTGTATAAATCCAATCTGACAAGTGAGACGATTAGATCAGAAATGATACGATTGAATGTTTCTAAAAATACACGCATAATTGCTGATAATGCACGGCCAGAGATAATAGCAGAACTGCGTAAGATATTTAATGTTAAGCCAAGTACAAAAGGTCCCAATTCTATTTATTACGGAATCCTTAAAATATTAGAATTTGAATTGTATATTACACGAAATTCGCACAATGTGATTAGAGAGATAGGCTCTTATCGTTACAAAGAGGATAAAGATGGGAATTTCTCCAATGAAGTGGTAGAGATAGACGATCACAGTATGGATGCTCTTAGATATGTAGTAAGAGATTTGGTCGATGGGGAAAAGGGCGTTTTGGCATTTGGATAATACAATAATATGGACATACATAAAGCAATACAGATTTTAAAAGAATATTACGAACACAAGGAGGGCAAATCCTTACGAGGACCTGGAAAACATATCGTATCGTTAGCCTTTCAAAGACTATTCAAACATTATGAAGAGAATATTAAACCTAAACAAGTTTAGTTTTGCACAAATGACATCCAATAGTGATGGGAAGACAAGTGCTTCAGGTACTATGGGTGTATTGGTATGCACAATTGGAACTTTATGTTTTCTCATTGGATGCTTAGATAAAGTATTCATAAACAAAGACATTGATATTATCACACAAAGTATTATCTTTGTTGGTATCGGTGCAGGGTTGTTAGGATTGAGAAAAACAACGGCCGAATTAAATAACAATAAAATACAAGAAGATGAATCCAGAGGACAGTAAAATTTTGACAGATGCAATCGGTATGCTTACAAAGTATCCTGACTACAATTCACGTTCACTTTCTGCACAGATACAGAAGTATCTAAACGCAAGAAAACACGGCAACAGATTTGCCCCACAAACAATGAACAACGCTGGTATCTTAGAAGGCAGCAACAAGCCTAAAGATGTAATCGACAAAGAGAATAGAATCTCTTTAATGGATGCCAAAAAGATGAGAGAGCAAAGTGTTGAACAAGAGGTGGAGAAAACAGTTCGTAAAAGCAGAAAGAATGATAACACTATCAACGAGTAATAAGGATAAATTTGAATATCCTATCGAACTGAAAGATATAACGCTTAAAAAGTATTTGGACTTTCTTTCTTTGATTGAGCCTACCAAACCACAAGTGTTGAAAGACATTGATGTCATATTACAACAGATTGATGAAGTAAAGAAGGAAAGTAAAGAGTACAAAGAGAAGGTGGCAGAACTGGAAGTAAAACTGGATAGCATTACGGACCTTGTAAAGTCACAACACATCTATCCATATTACGCAAGGGTGGTATCTTACTTTTCAGGATTGACAGAAGAGTATATCTTAGGGAAAGACGGTGGTGAAGGTATGCAAGTGAAAGCCTTAGAATGGTTGTACAATACAGTCATTAAGATATTCAACAACTTACCTGAAGTGGAATACGATCACATCATAGAACGCAATGGAGAGGTGTGGTACTTACCTACACAATTTATGAAGGATAGCACAGTGATTGAATTTGCAGAGACAGCACAGTTTATAGCACAGATGCAAAGTATGGAAGCAGGTAACTGGTTTGCTATGCCTAAAGTTATGTGTGTCCTGGTAAGAAAGAAAGGTGAACAGTATCACGAAAGATTACTCAAAAGAGAGAAGGATTTCTTAGAGTGGAATATGTTGGATGTATGGAGGGTGTGTTTTTTTTTGCTGAAACAAATCGAGAAATCGCAAATAAGTTCGTTAATCTCTACAAACAGCCTTCGTTTGACGAAGTTAAAGCAGGAGTTGGAGTCCTTACAGAGCGATTCGGTTGGTATTTAACGATTAAGCAATTGGCAGAAAGCGGAATATTTAACAGACCTGACCTTACTCCTTTACATTCGGCAGAACAAGCGAACCTTTGGGAAGCCTTTACTTACCTTAGTTCTGTCGCTGAAGAGAATGCCTACCAAAACAGATATAGTGAGGTGTTGAGTAAAAAAAAATAAGAAAATAATTTTTTATTTTAAAATAATATTGTATTTTTATAATGCGCTTTTAAAATGTTTTTCCCGCCTGGTAAACGGATGTTTTAAAATAGTGCAACTAAAAGAGATCAAAGAGTGGAACAGCAATTCCGCTCTTTTTTTTTCTCTAAATTTATATTTATAAGTATATCATACTTTTTTATCCTTAAAGTTTTGTAATTTACAGAAAATTTATAAGGATGAACATAGTACAAATATCGAACCTATTCAACCAGGTATGTCAGAGCATTAATGTCTCTACTCCTGGTCGAGTGGGTTTTTATCATTTTGGGTGGTATAGTGACATCAATACGAATATCCAAAACAACTGGACTGGACAGAATACTGTCGGTAAATTATACCCATCAATACAGTTCTTATATCCAACTGGATCACTTGAAATCAAAGAAAAAAGGTTTACCAATACTTTGAGATGCACGATAGTGTTTAGTGATTTGCAATACTACAATAATGATGGCACGATTAACCAGAGAAGTATCATTGAGGTGTTCAGAGATTTGGAAGCATTAGCAGCCAATGTCTTTTCGGAATTTAACAGAGTAGGCAGAACGGCTCCTTATCAAATAGGGTTTCAAGGTCCAGTAACAACGGATTATATCAGTGATCAACACAATGACAGTTTGTGTTTATTGAAATGCGATTTCACGATATGGTATCAAATGGATTGTCCTATTGATACTGTTGACATTGTTAATTTACCGATTAACTTTAACGATATTCCCCCATCCATTAACGATTACGAACTATTATGAGTAGAGTGAAATTTGTAGCGAAGTCTCCTGATATGATAGACTTTGAAGAGATTGTTTTTCCAGTTACGGAAATAAGACAAATAAAGCCTCACGAATACAGAGGGTTTAACTTCGCTAAATTGATAACTATTTACAATGCTGAATACACGTTAAGAATGACAGCAGAGAAAGCCATAGAAAGATTAAATAAAAAACTAAAGTAAGTGGACCAGGATATCAATAATTTGTATGTACAGATTGGCGAACTTGTAAAGAAAGCCATAATTTTAAATTTTAGAATACAAGGGCACGTTATGACTGGTGACTTGATAGATACAATCAACTACAAAATTGAATCAACAGACATCGGAGGCAGGATAGATTTTTACTTAAACGATTATGGCATTTATCAAAATTATGGTGTTACTCCTTCTCAGATAAAGAAACCATTTGCAAAGCCAAGAATTGAAGGACTACAAAGATTTGCAAAGTTAAAATTGGGTATATCTGACGACAAAGAAGCGTTAAGTGTAGCATTTGCCATAGCAAAGAAACATAGTATAGAGGGAATGCCAACAAAAAACAGCAGATCAATGGGTAAAAAGTTAGATGCTTTAGGGGATGCAATAAAAGATACAGAAAAAGAGGTTGAAAAAATGATTTCAGAAGCAATGGAATATATTATTACGACATTAATTTCTAATTCTTTACCTGATTACGAAGAAAATAGAAAGTTTTTTTCATTATAAATAAAGAAATATGACATACGAACAAGCACAAGAACAAGAAGCAATAGCAAACGAGGCATTAGGAGACAATACAGCGATAGTCAAGTACGGAATCTTCGCCTTTTGGCCTTTCAACTGGGTTAAAAATTGGGACATTGTGATGTATCCAACGATATATGCTACTCCTTTTGGCAATGCTGATGACAGTATTAAGTTAGCCTTTCAAAGAGTATCTGCTTTGACATCCTATAAGATTACTCCTGGCAGTTCTTACGATGAGTGGGTTACATTATTTGATACATTAACTGCCAGTGATGAGGAATTAAACAACTATCTAAACGGCTAACAATGGATATAATCAAATACGAACTTTCAAAGAACCAATACTTCCAGGAGAAGCACGAAAAGAAGCAAATCTATTTGCATCATACGGCAGGGAATGGATCAGCAAAGAATACAATTGACTGGTGGAATAGTAATGTCGACAGAATTGCAACTGCTTACGTTATCGATGCTGATGGCAGTATCTTACAAGCCTTTGAGGATAAATACTGGGCGTATCATTTAGGATTAAAGCCTGAAGTGTTTAAAATGTTTGATGCTCCATTCTATTGGTTAGACAAAATCAGTATAGGTATAGAAGTTTGTAACTGGGGTTATCTGACAAAGAAAAAAGATGGCTTTTATAACTATGTTGGTAAGCGTATCAATGACAATGAGGTGACAGAACTTGATAAGCCATTCAAAGGTTTTAAATATTGGCACTCTTATACAGATGCACAGTTAAAAAGTATCAAAAAATTACTTACCTTTTTATGTGATAAGTATGGCATTGACGAAAAGTTTACGAATAGTTTTGACATTGATGCTTCTGCTATCTTTGGATGTCCTGGCATCTATACCCATAACAGCGTAAGAAAAGATAAAAGTGATGTTTACCCACATCCAAAATTAGTTGACATTTTAAACAATCTCTAATGGCAATAATTTACGGTCCAGTATATTATACACAATCTATGTATGCTCCTTGTCTATGGGTTACAAAGATTACAAGTGTTAATCCAATTGTCAAAGCCTCACTAACTGCTATAGTCGATGGGACCTCAACAACAATAGACAAATCACCTTTCAAAGTAATGGCAAATGATTATTTCTTTGAATTTGATTTTAGTAGGATATTACAGACACAAAGCCAACCAAAACCACAAGCACAAACGAGTATATTCGGTGCAAACTTTGGACAACCATATTTGACTGCTAATCCTGACATACAAGGTGATTTTTTAGGATTGGTGAAATACTTTGTCATTGATCCAGTAACTGGTCTTTTGGTTCTTGCTCCAGGTACTGATATATTGACAAAAGAATATGCTTTAAGTGGTGCTCCACAGCCATTTAATGAAAACCAAGGTTTCAACAACTACTGTATTTCTTATGCTGGAAATCAACCTGCTTTAGTTACCCATCCTTTTGGATTAAGTTACTACAAGCCTATCTGCGATACAGAGAATGAATATATGACATTCTTACCAAATGATGCCAACTTAAATGCTTTCAATATTATGACCTTTGATAGCAATAATAACTTGGTAGAAACAGCAGTAAAGAAGTTTACAGGTAACAATACATTTACTCCTTACACGATCGGTGTTGGTGTACCAAATCTTACTGGTGTTACTTGGGATAGTGGGGCGATTACATCATTTAGTGGTGTGAAATACTACACAGTTACTATGGGTAATTTGTCGATGTCAGGATATATAGCATCAAGTCAATTGTATGTATTTGAAATAAAAGAATGTTGTACTAAAAACTTGAGATTGCTATGGATGAATAGATTGGGTGGTAGTGAAGCATTCACATTTAAAGTGACAAACATATTTAAAGAGGTGGCAAAGAGTGAAACTGGACAGATTCCTGCGAGATGGGATGCGTCTTTCTCTTTAGGTCCTTACTTGGCTCCCATTCGTTCATTCGATAAGGGAAGATTCAAAATTAATTCAGTAGCGGAAAAGGTGTTTGAAGTAGAAAGCGAATACTA